TGCAGGGGGAACGCAACATGAATAACGGTGATTTTATCCGCTCCATGACGGACGAGGACATCACGGAGAACATGACACCGGGCATCTGCGACCTTATTCAGCATCGTGATCCGGAGCGTTGCCAGACCCGCGAGCACTGTTTCCACTGCGTCAAGGACTGGCTGAAAGAAGAAAACAAAATCATGGTGAGGGCTGACTAATGGAAAATCTGATTGACTTTTCCGACCCGATTCTCCGGTTGGTGCTGCCGATTCTCCTGAAAGACCAGACCACCGGGAAGAATATCATCTGGGCAACAGACCCGCCACCCAAGGTGGACTGCGGACCAATGGGCGAAATTACGATAGAGCAGCTTGACAGAATTAAGCTGATGCCCCGCGTCCAGAAGCGGCTATCCGAGCAGAAAAAGCGCACAAGAGGCAAGGCCGAGGTTTTTACCCCGCTGTGGGTGGTCAAAAAGATGGCCGACCACGCCGAGCAGGAACTGAACAAAGGCAACTGGGAGCAGTTTGTACATGAGCGGTGTTTGGAGATCACCTGCGGGGAGGCTCCGTTCCTCACCAGCAGATATGACCCAACCACAGGAGAGCCTGTCGCAATCCCTGACCGCGTTGGCATTCTGGACAGAAAGCTAAGGGCGATTCAGGAGAACGCAAACCACAAATTCCAGTGGAAAGCACTTGTGTCAAGCGCATATCAGTCGGTTTATGGATATGAGTATCAGGGCGACAACCTTCTTCTGGCGCGGGTGAATCTGTTCTTGACATTCACCGAAAACTGGATTGAAAAACTGGGATTGCCAATAAGCGCAAGCTGGGCCATAGCGGTTGCAACAAGAATCTCATGGAACATCTGGCAGATGGACGGGCTGAAAGATACTGCGCCCGGCACTGATACCCTCTGCCTGATTTACGACTGGGAGAAAAACGAGGAAGTGACATTCCGACAGATAAAGGAGGAAAGCGATAATGTCTGACAAGGAAATTTCTGAACTGAACCTGAAAAGTGCCAAACACTACGGTTTGCAGCTCCAGATGAATCACTTCACGGAGGAACTGGCAGAGTTGATTCAGGCAGTTGCGGAGTTAGACCCCAAGCACATTGCCGAGGAATTGGCTGACGTAGAGGTTATGGTGGAGCAGATGGAATATCTGCTGACGCTGGACAAAGATACAATCAAGAGATACGCCGCTGCACATGAAGAACACGATGCCCGGATGTGCTTTTGGTTCTTGGCTGCTCCGATCAAGAGCATCAACAAGCTGCGCCGTGCAGATTTGGAGGCATCCACGAGCAAGCGCAATGCCGCAAAGCACTCTATCGAACTCGCCATCGGAGACCTGACCTCCTATCTGGATTGGCTGGTCGAACGGTTTGGCATTCCAACCGAGGAAATTCTGGAAATCAAATCCTACAAGGTACAGCGCACCCGCGACCGCATTGCGCAGGAGGCCACCAATGGTAAAACCTGAACCGTGGGAAAACCCGATGCTGGATACCATGTGGAGCTTTATGCAGATGGGTGGGCTGAAAGCCAACTATCCGGCTCTCAAAGAGGCCTGCATGGAACTGCGTCAGATGCTGATGCAGAAGACCGCCGGGCAGCGCAAGGACAGGCCGAAAGACCTATCGTGGGAAAATCTTGAGCGCGTCAAGGTGACCATCATCTGCGAGGCTATGGCACTGGTACTGTCCGGCGAATACGAAGGAGGTAAGCAAACAGATGGAAATGTACATGGCAATCTATAAATGCCGCCTCTGCGGAAAAGAATTCTGTCACTCTGGAACAGGCGACAAGGACACGGCTGCCACGGCCACTATGTATACAGTCCTCGAATCTTCTGGCATCACCCCGCAGTTTGAATCTCCAAACGCGCCAACACAGTTTGAATTTCACAGCTGTAAGGATGGAAGCTACGGGATGGGTGATTTCTTGGGCATGAGAAAAACGGAAAAAGGACGATGAAAATGAAGTACCGCATTGAGGTTTCGGAAGAGCAGCTGCGCGTCATCGGGCTGGCTGTGGACGAGTATATGAGGGTTCGCATGGGGCAGTTCGATGCTCTGGCCGAAGACTTAGTTTATGATGAGGTGGATCGAGCCGAAGCGTATAAGGATAGCCGCCAGTGCGGTATCCTCAATGAACGGCACCGCAATCTCGAAAGTATGTTCGAGACCGCCTACAAGCTGGCCTATCCGCCGCTGGGATACCGCGAGCGGCAGCACGATTCA